TAGAGCACCCTTTTCATAATGTTACTGACAAAATGATGTTTAAACAAAAAGATGATAAGACAGGTCGTACTTATTCTGTTATTGACTATCAAGGTAAAAAAATAGTTGATAAAGAAGACGAAGATGAAATTGAGTTTGAAGGAGAAAACTTAGATAATGATACTGATAGATTACAGCCAGATAGCGATAAGTAATATCGCTGTACAATTGGCAATGAGTAAGGACAAAAATGTCCTATCTCCGTCAATGGTACGCCATATGGTACTTAACTCTATAAGAGGATTTGTACATAGGTTTAAAAACGATTATCCAGGCGAAGTAGTATTATGTATTGATGGTCCTGCACCATGGCGTAGAGATATCTTTGAACACTACAAAGCAAAGCGTAGAGAAGGTAGAGACGAAAGCGCCACAGATTGGGAAACTGTATTTGGTCTTATTCATACAATCAAAGAAGAAATAAAAGATAATTTTCCATACAAAGTAGTTCAATTAGATAATGTTGAAGCAGACGATATTATTGCTGTGGTATGTAAGAAAGAACACAAACAAAAAATTCTTATCATATCAGGTGATAAAGACTTTCAACAATTACAAAAATATCCTAACATTACCCAATATGCACCTATTCAGAAAAAATTTATTGAAACTGAAAATCCACAAGAGTATATTTGGGAACATATTTTACGAGGTGATACATCTGATGGTATTCCTAATTTCTTATCACCAGACGATACTTTTGTTAACAAGATAAAACAAAAACCCATTATGAAAAAGAAGTTACAATACTGGATTGAAACATTGATGAAAGGTGGTGACGCTAAAGATTTTTGTAACGAATATCATTTAAGAAATTTCCAAAGAAACCAAAGACTAATAGATTTTGATTTCATACCAGACGAAAAGGAAGATGATATATATAATACATTTAAGAATACTACTGTTGCAAGTCGTGGCAGTATTTTAACATATCTAATTAACAATGATTTAAAAGAGTTAATTGGAAAAATAGAGGAGTTTTAAAATGGCAGTAAATGACGCTACCTATAATTTATCTTACCATGAGATATTAATGAAAGTTAATAATAAGAAAGATAAAGCAGGTAAACTAGAAGTATTAAGAAAATACGATACTGAACAATTAAGAATGTTTTTAAAGGGTAGTTTTGACCCTAACTGTGAGTGGTTATTACCAGAAGGCGCACCACCATATAAAGTGAACGAAGCGCCACTTGGCACAGAGCATAACTGGTTAAAGATGGAAGTTAAAAGGATGTTTCACTTACTTAAAGGTGGCAATCCACAGTTAAATCAAATAAAAAGAGATAACATGTTTATTCAAATGTTAGAAGGTTTAAGCGCTGAAGAAGCACAATTACTAATTGACGCTAAAGACGGTCTCCTGAACAAGAAATACAAGGGATTAACAGCAAATTTAATCAAGGAAGCATTTGGTTGGGACGATAATTTCATGCGGAAGAACAATTAATTGTTGACAAAATGTCGCACCTCCACTAAAGTGTTGAAATATAACGCTTTTTTCTTTGATATTTATGGTCTTTTTTGTTGACAAATCGCTGTTTTTAGTCTATAGTATACCTATAATTAACAAAAAGGATACATTATGAAACAAAAAACAGTTAGAAACGAATTACTTAAATTCAAAGACGAACCACTTGACGGTCAGGATTATGAAACTGCCGCTCATTTGATTGCTGGCAGACAGTTTATTGCTGCTGCTAATTTCATTGATAGATTAGATAGTTTTCCTAGAGACGAAATGAAAATCATTATCGCTAGAACTTGTAAAACTGTCTTCATTGAAATGTTTGACGCTAACCCAGACCTTTACGGTCAAAGATACCTTTATGGAGGACTATAATATGAGTAAAATTAAAAATTTTATGTTTGATGAAGCTGAAAAAGCTTTAGATGTTTGTTTAGAAAAACTTAAAACAGACACAGTTGATAATGTCTTAACATACGCTAAGACTTTAAATGTTGATTGGTCTTTTGCAGGATTTACTCCTGACTATGAGAACCACCAAGATTGTTGGGACGAATTTGAAGACTTTTTATGGGCAAATAAATAGTATGGATAATAAAAATATAATTGAAACAATTAACTATGCCATTAACGATATTAATAATGGCATGGAAGAAAGTGCCATACAAGAACTAAAAGACCTTGTAAAAAAACTTGAAGAACAAAACGAGGAAAACATATGAAATACTTAACCACGATATTAACAATATTTGGTCTATATCTAATTGTATTAGGTTGTAGTCCAAAAGAAATAGAATGTACAGATGATGGTTGTCCAGAATTTGATGTTGATGAAATTACTATACCACCAGTATTAGATGACCAAGAGATAAGAGGTGAACTAGATATACAAAAACTAGTGGTACCTGTTATCAGTACAGAAACAAAAGATGATTTTGTTTATTCATTAAACAAATGTATTGACCATATATACTCAACATTACCTAGTGAACAACATATACCAAGAGAACTAGTGATTGCTCAAGCAGCAATTGAAACTGGTTGGGGTAAAAGTAGATTTGCTAATGAAGGTAATAATTTATTTGGCATTCGTACATTTAACAAAGATGATGAATGGTTATTACCAATCACTTGGGACCAAAACAAATGGATTGGTTGGGGTGTAAAAGTTTATGCGGACAGATGTGAAAGTGTAAAAGATTATGTACGAATACTTAACGAAGTATGGGCATATGAAGAATTTAGAGAAGTAAGAGAAAACGGCGGTACTGTTTTTGAATTGGCAGACACATTAACAAAGTATGCTTCTAAACCTACATATACTATTTTAGTTAAAAATATTATAAGACATAATATATTAGGTGTATATGAACTCTAAAGAAAAACTATTTTGGCGTAGAGTTGACGCTCTCAAGGCATATCTTAAAAAAACTGAATGTGTTTTACCAGATATGCATGCCATGTTTAAAATTAAATTGATTTTATTAATGCAAAATGTGAAGGAGTTATAATGAATATTTTTTATCTACATAAGGATCCTCAAATTTGTGCAGAGCAACACCTAGATAAACATTGTAGTAAGATGTTGGTAGAGTATGCTCAGTTGATGTCAACAGCACATAGAATAATTGATGGTACAGAATACGAAGGTAGAACAAAAACAAATCGTAGAATTAAAAGATGGAAACATCCTACTAAAGACAATATATTATATATTGCTTGTCATGTAAATCACCCAAGTGCCGTATGGTGCCGTGATAATGCATATAATTATAACTGGTTATACAGAATGTGGTCTCACTTACACGACCAATTTCAATTACGATATGGTAAAAAACATTTATCATATACCTTATTACATGAAGCATTGAGAAACCCACCTAAAAATATACCATTAAATAAACCATTTACACAACCTACACAGGCAATGCCTGATGATGTGAAACACGAAGACAGTATTACTGCTTATAGAAACTACTATATACATTATAAACATAGTTTTGCTAAATGGAAAAACGGCATGATACCTGAATGGTTTAGTAAAGGAGTTGCAAATGCTAACTAATATATTATTGGGATTAATTTTACTAACACTATTAGGGATAAGTGTTATGATATATGCAATAGGGGAGAAAATAAGTGAAAAAACAAAGTAAACAATTTAAAAAAGATGAACCACCAATACCATTTCATTTTAAATTTTATCTTATCTATTGGGAAGATATACAAAGTGATAGTGGGTGGCGAGAACTTAAAGATATACAAGCGTCTAAACCGGCAATATGTGTATCTACAGGTTGGTTAGTTAAGAAAGACAAAAAGGTACATATCTTAATGTCAGATTATAATTATGATGATAAAGGTGATTTAGCAGATGGTGGCAATACTACAGTTATACCTACCAAAAATGTAATTAAGAAATATGAGATAGAGGGATTATGAGGGAATTTGTAGTTAATTGTTGGGACGGTGTGATGAATTTTAATCACAACCCATTAAAAAATATACCAGACTTACAAGTAAGACATTTAATATTACAGATACTAGCATGGATGTGGTGTATAACTTTTTCACTATTCTTTTCATCATGGTATATCTTTGGCATCTCCGTGGTTGCTCACTTTGTTTTAATATTGGCAATAGTGGTAACTGTGGCAACATTTGTATCTACAGAAAGAATGTATAGATTTAAGTCAGGTTATCATTCTTCTAATAGAAGCAGAGGTACTGTATATTATAGAGATATACATGGTAATGCTTATAAAGTACCATTACCAAAGAATGACCCTGGAGGAGAGCACGATTAATGCCAACATATAGATTTTATAATACAAAGACAAAAGAAGAATATGAGGAGTTGATGTCTATTGCAGAAATGGAAACATTAATAAAAAAGAAACATATTACTTTAATGCCACCTACACAGATGAATATTGTAGGAAGTGTAGGACAGTTAGATAGTAAAACAGATAGTGGTTGGAAAGAAATGTTAAGTAGAGTTGCAGAAGCACATCCAGAAAGTAATTTAGCTGACAGATATGGTAAGAAAACCAACGCTCAAATCAAAACTAAACAATTATTGAATAAGTATAGGAAGAAAAAGAAATAAATAGAATTGAGATATTAAACAGCACTAACTTTGTAGGGATATCATATGTAGCCTGAAGATTGTAAGCTGAGTTTAATCTTAATCCGTGAAGGACATATAATGGTAAGTAAAAAGAAAACATTGGCAATATCATCAAGTGAATTGAATGAAATTAAACCAATAACAGAAACACAAAAAGAAGTCTTTGCTCAATATAAAGCAGGACAAAATCTATTCTTATACGGTGTAGCAGGAACAGGTAAAACATTTATTGCATTATATAATGCTTTAAAAGATGTGTTGGATCCTAAATCACCAAGAGAACGAGTATATATTGTCCGTTCATTGCTTCCAACAAGAGATATAGGTTTTTTACCTGGTGATGAGGAAGACAAATCATATTTGTATCAAGTGCCTTATCAAAACATGGTACGATTTATGTTTAAACAACCTGATGACAGGTCGTTTGACCAGTTGTATATGAATTTAAGAAATCAAGGTACAATTGATTTTCTATCAACAAGTTTTTTAAGAGGTATCACAATAGACAATGGCGTAATCATTGTTGACGAATGCCAGAACTTAAATTTCCACGAATTAGACACCATTATGACTAGAGTAGGACAAGATACTAGAGTTATATTTGCAGGTGATATTCAACAAACAGATTTAACAAAGACAAATGACCGTAATGGTATATTAGACTTTGTAAATATAATGAACCAGATGAATGAGGTAGAATGTATAGAGTTTGGTATACCAGACATTGTAAGAAGTGGTCTGATAAAATCATATCTCATTCAAAAAATAAAGTTAGGACTCCACTATGAGTAATTTTTCAAAAGCATTAGAAATAATATTACACCACGAAGGTGGTTATGTAAACCACCCAAAAGATCCAGGTGGTGAAACAAATTTAGGTGTTACCAAAAGAGTATATGAAGACTTTGGTGGTACTAAAGATATGAAAGAGTTAACACAAGCAGATGTTGAACCAATATATAAAAAAAATTATTGGGACAAATGTAAATGTGATGATATGCCAGAGGCATTAGCATTATGTGTATTTGATTTTGGCGTAAATGCAGGACCAGGTCGTGCAGCCAAGTATTTACAAACAATGATTGGTACTGTGGCAGATGGCGGCATAGGACCAAATACTTTAAAAGCATTAGATAGTTACCTTGAAAGTGAAAGCGTAAAATCTGCTGTAGCTACTTACCAAGCAGAGAGACAAAAATACTATGAAAGTCTATCCACATTTGATACATTTGGTAGAGGTTGGACTAGACGAGTAGATGAAACTACGGACAAAGCATTAACACTAATTTAGGCTTGACTTTTTCACTATATTGTGATATAATACAGTATAGATTAAAGAAAAGGATTATATAATGTTTAATCACATTACCCCAACAGGTGATATGCCACCTTTAAAAGCAAAAAATGTATCAGGTAAAAGATTTTATGAACACCTGGAAACCAAAGAAGTATATCCTTCTATCACAAGCGTTTTATCTATTAGACAAAAACAAGGTCTTATAGAGTGGCGTAAAAAAGTTGGTGATGAAGTTGCCAACCATGTTATGATAACTGCTGCCAATAGAGGTACAGCAGTACACAATATGGTAGAGGATTATCTAAACAATCTTAACATAGATGAAAACGAGAAGTATAAAAAACAATTTCTACCTAGAATGATGTTTCAGGTTCTAAAACCTGAATTACAAAATATAAATAATATTAGGCTACAAGAAGCCCAAATGTACTCAACAGATTACACCGTGGCAGGTCGTTGCGATTGTATTGGTGAGTATGAAGGCGTACTATCAATTATAGATTTTAAAACATCTAAAGGAGATAAAAAGGAAGACTGGATAGAAAACTATTTTATTCAAGGTAGTGCTTATGCAGAAATGTACGAAGAACACTTTGGCGAACCTGTAGAACAGGTAGTAATATTAGTTGTAACGGAAGAAGGAACAACACAGGTATTTAAGAAAAGTAAAAAAGACTATCTACCTCAATTAAAAGACGCTATAACAGACTTTTACAAATGGGTAGAAAAAAATGAAAAAAATTAAAGAACTATCATTGTTAGTATTTTTACTAACATTTATTATAATTGTTTCAGTATGGACAACATCAGCAGCTGCTGAAGGACCAAAGTATGATTTATCAAAAATGAAGCAGAGACAAGTACCTGCTTATTGTGGAGATACTGGGTTTATGTTTGAAACATCATTAGAATTATTTAATGAATTACCAATTGCAGGTGCTGAAGTTAGAACGGCAGGAATGCCAGATGCTCCAATCATAGGTATCATTACTCTAACTTATAACGAAGATAGAGGTTCAGGTACTGTAATGATGACTATACCAGCAATAGGCGAGACATGTGTTCTAGCATATGGTATGAATTGGCAATTTTATAACGAAATTCATGTTGAAGGTAATGAGAGTAAATAGTATGGACGGCGGGGCAGTACCGCCCACCTCCACCACAGACACGGGGGTGAAATAGGTTCGACAGCTATTAGAAATCGTGCTGGAGTGGATGCATTAGCAGCTTAGGCTGTTAGGGGTTTGCCTTGTACCTTGCAACAGAAACAAGGCACCAAACAAAGGAGATTGTTATGATTGAAGTATTAGAAATTTTATTACCAGTTGGTATCATAGTTGCATGTGCTTATGGCATTGGGTATCTATCTGGAAGTGAGGCAACAAGAGAAATTTATAACCCAACATTGAGAAAGAATGATTTAAAATGAAACAAAGTGATGAGTTTTATCGTCTATTAGATGAAATGAAAAGAGTCCATAATCTTAAAAGGCATGATTATGCAAGTAAAGAGGACATCTTTCAAAATTTTAGAACAAGTGAACTAGGTGGTATTCCTGCCTGGAAAAGTGTAGCAATTAGAATTGGTGATAAGTTTAGTCGTTTAATGTCCTTTGTAAAACAAGGTGAATTGCATGTAGAAGATGAAACAATTGGTGATACTCTTATTGACATGGCTAACTATGCTTTAATTTGTCATATATTATTTTATGAACAAAAACTTAAAAACCTAAGCGCTGACGCTGATGAACTGACGGAGCGTTTACTGGAGAAACATAGATGACACCTAAACAATTCGCTCTTGTAATTGAAAAGAGGGCAAGTACAAAGAAGATAACACACATGGATGCTATACTAAACTATTGTGAAGAAAAACAAATAGAACCAGACCAGATTACACATTTAATAAATAGAAACCTGAAAGAAAAGATTAAGGCTAATGCACAGGACTTAAATTTTCTTCCAAAAACGGCAGCATTGCCAGGAGTATAAAAATGGAACCAGCAACAATATCATTAGTTATATTTGGTACCCTATGGATTGTAGGCGTATTAAGTAACTAATTATGAAAGAAGGATATGAGGCATACAAGAAATACCTTGCTATTAAATTACATTTTACTAAAGATGAATTTGATTTTTTCAAATATGGTGGAACGACTAAGGCAAAATATGAAACCTTCACACAAAGAAATGATAGATACTTTTTTGTCAAGGCAGCCAGAAAATACGGTGACGAAATTGTTGATTATTTTGTCAGTAACTATATAGCAAACAAAACGCCATATATAAAAGATATGAATGAGGATTCATATTTAGATTGGCGTAAGAGAATAGATGGTTTAACATATTATTTTAAGATTGATATGGAAAAACTATTGAAGAAAACTGATGGAGATTTTGATAAGTTATTTAAGTGTTATAGAAGACAACACCCACCTATACTAAAGATGTATATGGCAAAAAAGATAACACTTGAAACTATGTGTATATTAGAAACTATATTGAACTATAGTAAATCACTAGACAAAAATATAGATGAAACATACATATGGCCGACAGTTAAACAAAAGATTATGAAGTACAGACCTTTTGTTAAATTTAATATGGAAAGAATGAAACTTGAATTGAGGAAAATGTTAACATGAGAATACCATTTACATTAAAAGAGAGAGATTATATAATGAGTGAGGACTTTCCTTGGTATCTAGGAATACACACAAGCGACCCTAAGCATACAACAACAATACAATTGCCAAACACTAAAGAAGTGCCTATGCTAACACACCAAATATATAATCGTGGTAAAGAGCATAGCAATTTGGCGCCAAGTATATTAGAACAAATCAAAGAAGTAACAAACTACAAAAAAATTTTAAGAGTAAAATTTAACTTACTCTTACAACAAGAACGAAAAACAATTCATCCGCCACATGTAGATTGGGATATACCACATAAAGTATTTCTACACTATATTTGTGGTGATGGTTGCACAATATTATATAAACAAAAGTGGCAAGGTTTTCCAACAACAGATTTAACAAAAGACATGGAGATACACCCTATAGAAAATACTGGTGTCTTCTTTGATGGTGAGACTTTTCATACAAGTACAAGTCCAGTAAAAGAACCAAGACGAATAGTAATGAATGTAGATTATGAATAACCATCATGTTTTTGGTAATGGCACAAGCAGATTATCTATTGACATTGATAAACTTGAAGGTACGAAATATGGTTGCAATGCAATTTATAGAGATTATTATACAGACTATCTTATTGGTAAAGATAAAAATATATGTTCAGAAATATTGGCGTCAGAATGTTGGCAAGACAGAAAAGTTGTAATGCAAACACAATGGCGTAATGACAGTTTAGTACGAGAGGCATATGAACATATTACATGGTGGAAAGATATAGTGGGTACAAATGATTATACAGATTGTGGTAGTGTTGCATTGACAATCGCTTCACAAAATGCAAGTGATAATAATGACAAATATATATACATGTATGGTATGGACTTTGATGACCCCAATAGCAATAAGATTAATAACATATATCACGGTACAAGAAATTATATTGGTAGAATGGGTCAACGAAAAGGTGTAACAAAAGAGTTTATGAGAGTGTTTGATATATACAAAGATTTAAGATATGTACATGTAAACACTAGAATGCCAGAACAATTGGCAGATAAGGATAATGTATTATGGCAGATGATATAAGAGTTGAATTTAGTAACACGGAAGTTATTAACTTTACAGCGTGTCCTATATTTCACACAAGCACAGACTTTAGATTAACTGATGATGAAATGCAAATACTCACGGAAGAGACTGGTGGCACACGGTTAGGCGATGGTATATATAGAGGAAAAGCACAAATAAGTAATAATCACAATGTATTAGACACACCCGGACTTGAAAGAGTACAACGATTTATGTTGCAGACAGGACAACACTTTGTAAAGAATACACTAGAAATAGAGAATGAGTTTTATCTAACACAAACATGGTTTACAAGAAACGATAAAGAAAGTGCTCATCATACACATACACACCCAAACAGTATTTTAGCGATGGTCTATTATCCTCAATGTGAAAGTGGTGACATGGTAGTATCAGTAGAAAAAAATAATATGTTTCCACATTTTGATTTCAATTGGAAATTATCCAAATATAATAATTTCAATGCTAAGTCATGGTCAATACAAGTACGAACTGGTGATGTAGTAATTTTTCCAGGTTATGTTGCACACAAAACAACACCAAATGAAAGTGATACAGTACGATATGCTTTGGGTGCTAATTTCTTTACAAGAGGCACATTTGGTACATATGAGAACACAGATTTATTGGAGTTGAAATGAGTAATTTATTTGTATTAGGTAATGGCGAAAGCAGAAAAAACATACCAGTTGATATGTTAAAGTATTCTGGTAAAGTATGGGGTTGTAATGCCATTTATAGAGAACATAAACTAGATGGTTTGATTGCAGTTGATCCTATGTTAGAACATGAAATTTATCGTAGTGGTTATGCACACGAAAATCCTGTTTACTTTAGAAGTTGGGATACTATGCCTGCTGAACATTATGATATGATGATAGAGGCACAAACAAGTAACATGAAAAATCCAGAGATAAGAGAGTGGCGATATAATCCAGAAGGACATTATTTAAGTTTTGTTATACATGGTCAATCTACTGTTGATACAAATAGAGACAGTACAAGATGGAAAGGTGATGGTTTTGAAAATGTTTATGTGAGTTGGTTATATGGTAAAGATAAAATTACAATGTTAAAAGATATAATGGCAGATTATTATGGTGCTGCTTGGGAAGGTGATGTTATAGGACCAGAAGACCCAGGCTGGTCATCAGGTGCTACTGCCATGTATGTTTCTTGTAAAGTAGAGAAACCTAAAAAGTGTTATCTACTAGGCATGGACATGTATAGTACAACAGATTTTATAAATAACTTATATAAAAATTCTTACGGTTACCTAGAAAGCAAGGAAAATGCAGTAACACCACAGAATTGGGTAATCCAGATGGGGCGTGTTATGGTAAGATTTAAGGATATAGAGTTTATTAAGGTTAATCCTAGTGGAAATAGTGAGATTTCTCAAAGAATGCCACAATGGGATAGTCTTCCAAACATTACATATATGCATATGGAAGAATTTGAAAAAAACTTTAATTTAAGGCTTGACATTTAGCACAATTCGTGTTATAATGTTAATAATAATAGCAAAAAGAACTAATTACTCTTTTTGAATAGTGCAAGGAAGAGGGTTTCACCAGAGGCTCGAACTTGACTTCTCAGGGGTGGTACCCAGGTCAGTTGTGGAAAACACAAAGGGCAATATCTCAAATACCAAGAGGGAGAAGGTTAAACTGATTTTAGGACTGGAATCCGGTTCAGTTTTTGTGGGTAATTCCATAGTCCCACCTATTTTCTATTATAAATAGATGTGTACGATTATATAGTACAAGAAAGAAGAATACAAATACAACGAATACAAGGAGATAAAATATGTCATTCGCAAATCTAAAACGAAGTCGAGGTAATTTCGACAAACTAACTAAAGAGTTAGAAAAAGTACAAACCCCCACAAACAATCAAAATTCTTCCTCAGATGATAGGTTCTGGAAACCAGAACTAGATAAATCAGGTAATGGTTATGCTGTTATCAGATTTCTACCTGCTGTAGAAGGAGAAGAACTGCCTTGGGCAAGAGTATGGTCACATGCTTTTCAAGGACCAGGTGGTTGGTACATTGAAAATTCTTTAACTACACTAGGTCAAAAAGATCCAGTTAGTGAAGAAAATACTAAATTATGGAATACAGGCTCAGACGCCGACAAAGAAATTGCTCGTAAGAGAAAAAGAAAGTTATCTTACTTTACAAATATTCTTGTAGTGAATGACCCTAAGCATCCTGAAAATGAAGGTAAGGTGTTTCTATACAAATTTGGTAAGAAAATTTTTGATAAACTTACTGAAGCAATGAAACCTGAATTTGAAGATGAAAAGGCAATCAACCCATTTGACTTTTGGGAAGGTGCTAACTTCAAATTAAAAATTAGAAAAGTTGATGGTTACTGGAACTATGACAAATCTGAATTTGAAACTACATCTAAATTGAAAGAGGCAGATGAAGAAATAGAAGCGATTTGGAAAATGCAGAAACCATTAGTAGAATTTTCAGCACCAAGTAATTTCAAATCTTATGATGATTTAAAAGCGAAATTTGAAAAAACTGTATATGGTACTGGAAAATCTGAAACAGCAGACCAAATTGATATCCCACCTGTAAGTGCTGCTGTTGAAGAGGTAAGTGAACAAGTAAAAGAAACTGTAGCGTCAGCGCCAATTGATACTCCCCCTAGTAATGATGACGAAGACGATACTATGAATTACTTTAGCAAATTAGTTAACGATTAAACTAATCTCTCCTGCTATAAACACTTACATTAAGGGGGACTTTGTCCCCCTTTTTTAATATATATTGATATGATAAAAGACTATATAGCACACGATTTATTTCCAACACCTGTATATCAGAATAATATTCCTGTAACTACACTTGACGAAATAAGACAGGAAGAATATAGAGAAATACTACCTGATAGAAATGGTTACTATACAAAGAATACTAGAATATTAGATAAGTACACAGACTTAAAAAAAGTTATACAAGAACACATTGATTGCTTTGTCTTTGAACATTTACTCATCAAAAGAATATATGAGTTTCCTATATTAAACAGTTGGGTCAATAGACATATACGAAGTGATTTCTCACATAAACATTTTCATTGTCATTCATTAATAAGTGGCATATACTACCTCAAGGCACCACAAGATGGTGGCATGCCAATGTTTTGGAAACCTGATGGTTTCTCAAATCTACTAGGTACAATGTTTAACTTTGAGTTAAGTGGTGATAATGGTATCAATAAATTAGTATATAAAGTTAATGTAAAAGATGGTGATTTATTACTGTTTCCATCACATTTATATCATTCAGTAGAAGAAAGTAAAACAGACGAGGAACGATACTCTTTGGCATTTAATGTATGGGTCAAGGGTGAGTTTGAGGCCAGCGATATAAGCGAATTATCATTATAAATAGTCCATTACTATGGATTTATTTTTTACAATTTTAGTTGATTTTGGATTGCCAGTTGCAGCTGCAATGGTAATGGGGGTATTCATATACATTATTTTAAAGTATATACTATCCGGTGTTGTAGGTCAAGTACAAACAATCACTATGTTAATCTCCGCTTTAGACAACAGAATTAAAACTATGAACCACGATATGGTAAAACTTGATATATTAATAAGTAGCGCTTTGAACTTACGACCTGACCTTGATAGAATATCCAGAGCAGATGGTAAAGAAGACGCCAGAAAAGACTAATGGATATTGTAGAGATATTAAACCAGTATGGTTTTGCCACAGTAGCAGCAATTGCTATGGGGTATTTCATCTATTTTATTTACAATTATATCACCGGTAATATCATAGAAAAATTAGACAAAGCACAAATCACTACTATAGCATTAATTGATAGAATTAGAATGCTAGATAATGACTTAATAAGATTACGGTCAAAACTGAATACCGTACTAGAAATGAGGGAAAATGAACAAAGAGACGGCACAAAAAAGTCTGGAAATGCAGAAAAACTACTTGAAGGTGATGAAAAGTAACGGTATAATAGTTGGCGCAGTAATACTATTAACTTTTACTACCGTTGCAATATTAGACTACCTCCTATTATAAATATAAGCATGAACAAGGCACTTTTAAAAGTGCTAGGGGGCAGTCTTATATTATGTACTTTGAGTTTACCTAGTACATCAAGCGAATTAGTATATCAATTTGGCAATCCCGCATTTAGTGGTGTTGGTTACTCAAGCCATGTGTTGTCAATTGAACAATTAAATTATAATAGAGAAAAGCAGGTTACAGATGACGCTAAGTCAGCGGCAGCTGCTCAGGCACGATTAGAAAACAATACTACAATTAACAAGTTTATTAAGAATGTAGAAAGTCGTATCTATGCTAATTTGTCCAAACAGTTAGTTGATAACATGTTTGGTACTGAATGTTCTGGTACTTGTCCTACAAGTGGCACAGCAACAGTAGAAGGTTCACAAATTGCTTGGATAAAAGATACCTCTACAGAAATTATTACATTAACAATTACTGACCCTAATGGCAATGTTACTACAATGTCCGTGCCACTAGGTGACTTTAAATTTTAGAAGATTATGGGTATATACGAAGTTATAAAAGTGTTAGGTTTGATGTGTCTATTGACAGGTTGTGCCTCTAATAGTCAAAACATAAAAAAAGGTGCAGAACCTTTTATTGAAGGTTCAACAACAATAGAACTATTAAGAGAGATACCTGATTTAGATAATCAACCTGTAATTACAATTGCTGTTTATGAATTTACTGACCAAACAGGACAAAGAAAACCTAACCCTAACTTTTCTCAATTGTCAACGGCAGTTACACAAGGTCCTGATGTTTGGGTGATATCTGCTTTAAAAGCAGTTAGTGAAGGTGATTGGTTTAAAGTAGTAGAAAGAAAAGGTTTAAACAACCTAATTAAAGAGAGACAATTAATTAGGTCAACAAGAGAATTATATGATGGAGAGAGTGAGGCAAAAAATCAATTGAAACCTATGTTATTTGCAGGTCTCATAATAGAGGGTGGCATAGTAGGTTATGATAGCAATGTTGTAAGTGGTGGTGTTGGTGCAAGATATTTTGGTATAGGCATGAGTGAAATGTACCGTACAGACCAAGTAACAGTTTCATTAAGAGTTGTTGCTGTTCAGACTGGAGAAATATTACTTACAGTCCATGCAACAAAGACAATCGCAAGTTATAATAAGGGCGGTGATGTATTTAGATTTTTAGATATGAGTACAAAGGCGTTAGAATTAGAAACTGGTGCAGCTACAAACGAACCAGTTAGTTATGCGATAAGAACAGCGATAGAGTATGCAGTATTACAGATGGTTTATGAAGGCGTTAACAAAGACCTTTGGAAAATGAAAGGCGTAGAAGGAGTAAGATGAGAAATGTAACAAAAATAGTTATGTTTTTGATGATGTTTACATTGCCAGTAATGGCGAATGATATTTATGTAACACAATCCGGTGCTACATTAACTTTAGATGTATTACAAGACGGACAAAACAACACAATAGGTAACAGTACCACAGCTTCAACAGTAACAGGTGCTACATCTAACTTTAACATTGACCAAATTGGTAATTCAAATGTGTTGACATTTGATATTAATGGTGCAAATTACACAGGTGTTTTTAGTACGACTGGTAATAGTAACAATATAGATTTCAATTGTGATAGCGGAGGAACAGTTAGTTCATGTGCCACAGTTACAGCGTCAATTATTTGGGTAGGTTCTTCAAATGATTTAGATATTGATGTTGGTGAAACAGCAGACGCTACGGGTGCTAATATTACGATAGCAGGTGCTTCTGGTAGTGATAGTAATGTTATTGCTGGTACAGTAGATGGTACAAGTGTTATCTTTACTTTATCAGTAAATGGTGATACAAATAATTTCTTGGTCGACATAGACGGAGATGGGGATAGTGCAGGACATACCTACATACACACACATACAGGTTCAATTGCTGATGTTGACATAACACAATCAGGTATATATGACAACATGATTACTTTAACAACAAGTGGCGACAACCACAATATTGATATTATACAAAGAGACTAATATGGATTGGATTTTAATTTTATTATATACAGGAGTGATTACATATGCGGCTTACAAATTTTATAATTGGGTGCATAGTCTTAACCCTTACGATTTTACTCCCAAAAAATAGTTTTGCTAATATTGGCAATGTTACTCAATTAGAGGGTAACGGTGTCATTGATAGACAAGACGGTGATGAGGGTATTGTAATTGAAAAAGAATTAGATATATTTTCATACGATACTGTAAAGACAGGTAATGGTAAAGTTGGGATAGAGTTTATAGACAATACAAGAGTTGACATCACCCAACATTCAAAACTTATCATAGATGAGTTTGTTTATGACCCAAACAGTAAGACCGGTAAACTATCATTGAAAGCAAGTCTTGGCACAGTAAGATATGCCTCAGGACAAATTGCAAAAAATTCAGCAACAAATGTACAGATAACAACACCAACGGCAACGATTGGTGTTCGTGGTACAGATTTTACTATGACAATAGATGAAGTAGGTTCATCTACAATTATATTATTACCAAGTTGCGATACAAATGGTAATTGTTTTGTAGGTGAGATAAGTGTTGAAAGCGACGCTGGTCAAGTTATACTTAATCAGGCATTTCAAGCTACAGTAGTTGATACAGTTGCAAGTAGACCATTGACGCCTGTAATTTTAAATTTAGATGAAGATATGATTAATAACTTAATGATTGTATCTAAACCTGCTGAAATAGAAAGTATGCAAAATGAAGAAGGACTTAATGAAGTTGCAGACGCTTTAGATATTGACTTTTTACAATTTGATGATTTAGAAGTTGATTATTTGGCAGAGGATGAAAGTCAATTTAAAACAGGACTTGATATAGATTTTTTAGAACAAAATTTTTTGGCTGATATCTTGGCACAGATTAACAAAGAGTTAGCAAAAGCAATGAGGTCAGAATTTGATAAACAAAAATCAGCAGATGGTATATTACTAGGTAAGAATCCTGAAACTGGTGTCATAATATTAGATGAAGACCCAGAGTGGGTATGGATAAGAGAAGACGCTAGTGGTAGTTATATAGAACTACGATTAGATAAAGAGTATGGATATATTTTAAATATTGTGCAAAGTGAATTTGAACAATATGATTTTCAGTTAGGAGGGCAAGACAATGCTATTACGATACAGCAAATTAATTAGTTTCTTATTTGTATTGTTTTGTTGCACATCAGCATTTGCTGAGACGGCACATATAAACTATACTGATACTAATATGTACAATAAAATAAAAGGTGAACTTGAAGGTTATGGATATA